GATCGCATAATATTTTCCATCATGCTCTGAACAGTATTTCTTAAGGATTTCTGCCTTTTTCGCATCCATTGATTTGAAATCAGTTCCAACATTTTCTTCGTGTTTCAAGGTATGAGTATCAGCTTCGATAATCAGCACACACCACGTAAACTCCGTCTCAACTTCTTTCTTTTCATGGTCTTTCTTCCACCGCTTGAGGATTTCAAGCACTTCTTCTGTTTTATCTCTTCGGAAGCTTTGACACGTCATTTTTCCTTTTGCTTCACTAATAGGACATCCACCACATAATTCGTTTTCACAACAAATTTCACTTAAAATCTTAGTTGCTTCTTCCGCTGTCAGTTCGTCCTCGACTAATCCTTCAAGCATTCCGTCTGTCCACTTATAGTCATCTTCTACAACTTTGTAGTAATCATCATGCACGGATGTAATCGTTACGATCTTTTTCTTTAACATTTCATCAACTGCATATAAACCACCATACAGCACCGTATTTTTTAAATTACTCCTGACTCTTACCTTGTCTCCAACTTTGTATTTCATTTCATACCTCTCTTTCTCAGTTTTTCTGACAGATTCTTTCTCTTCTGTTTCTTCTCTTTCCATCGTCTCAGGTACTCAAGTTGAGCCTGATCCTCTTTCTCTTGTCTGTTCATGGTCTTTATCCCTTGTACAGTTTCGGAAGTGGCATCCATGCTGTCACCTTGTACAGTGAACAACCGCCATGTCCGTTTGAATATCTGTCCCACTCAAGGTAACCATACTGTCTATCAAGCCAGTGCTTTTCCTCATCCTCATCAAATACCTTGATGTAACATCCAACACTGTATTCTCTGTATCCGCTACCGCTCTTGGATGCGATTGTTGTAAGGACATCACTTTCATCTTCTGGGAGTCTTTCCGTTACCGGAATCCATCTACAGTCCTCATCGGCATCATCAATCTTGCACATCTTCTCGACATACTTTCTGACATTCTCGGTTGCCAGTAGGATTCCTTCATCCTTGCGATCAGGGTTCAGCTCATCCGCTCTTTCTCCCTTTAGTTCTTCCTCAGCTTCATTCAGCCATGAAAGAAACTCTTCTGCATCAATCGTTTTCCCCATCTCTTCTCCTTTCGCTTTTCGCAACATATTCTCCGTAGCTCATACCATGCTGCTTTGCTTCAGCTGCGACTCTTACTAATTCGCTTCGATACTTCGGTTCTTTTGCGCCTTTTACTTTCTTTGGTTTGGCTTGCTTTCGTTTCATTGCCAGTTCCTTTTTCTGTTCAGGACTCAAGGCTCTGTATCTTGCCTTTCCTCTCTCACAACACTGTCTTCGGCTTCTTTCTTCTCCGCAAGCCTTACTACAACACTTCTTTCGGTTGCCGACTATCTCAAATTCTTTTCCGCAGACTGAGCATACCGCCCAGCCACTTTTTATCTCTGCCATTCTTAATCACCTTCCAAGTAGCTTGCTCTCCAGATCATCCATGTCATACTGTCTTCGCTCAAAGTTGTTATTGTTCTTCGTTAGTTTCTTATCGTGCCGTTCATCATACTTTCCTTCAAGCACCTTCACAAAGTTGTTCGGATTGATAAACCAATCGAAGTTCAGTGAGAATCTCGCATCTGTCTTTCCCTGAAGGAAGTCACTCTGTTTGACCTTATCAACAGCTTGTATCACTTTCTCTTCTCCGAATTGCTCAAGTAAAGCAATCAGTGAAGTGCATCTCTTAGAACCCGGGTTGATGCGGTAAATCATTTTGATACCGTAAGGCTCTAGCTGATTCCATGCATCGATGATGGATTGAATGCTATGCTGCTTTATAGATACGTTAGTATCTATATATTCTTTCATTCTTTCATTCTTTCTTTCTTGTTTGTGTTCCTTTGCTGTTCCTGTGCTGTCCCTACGCTGTTCCTTTGCTGTCCTTTTGCTGTCCTTTTGCTGTTCCTTTGGTAGGTCACAATCTTGATAAAACCCATAATTTACAATGGTTATAGCTGTTCTTTTGTTGTTCGCATTTCGTTCTATCATCTTTTGACTTTCTAAGAAGTTTAAAAAGAGTTTGACCTTCTTTCTCCCCCCACCCCCAACGCTCCATTAATTTGAGTTCGGAAGTGATAAATGAACCTCTTTCAACCAGTTCTGTACAGTTCCCTAACAGCACATTTTTGTCTCTGTGATTAGCAAGTAACAATAGGTCAACCCACGCTTGTCCTTTGGTAAAAGGCTTGTCGCTCCACAGTTCATTGTCCAATAAATCCCTGTGAATCTTTATCCATCCTTGCATTGTGTTTCACGCTTTCTATGTACTTCCTTATGACACTTCTTACACAAGGTGATCCCGTTACTGACTGTTGTTCTGAGCTTAGGATATCTTGCATAAGGTTTAATATGATGAACTTCCAACTTATCTGTTTCTCCACATATTTGGCATACATATCCGTCTCTTTCCAATACCGTTTTTCGGAATTTAGCGTACCCTTTCTCACTTCTGCTGTCTGAAAGAGCTGCGACCTCTGTTGGATCCAAGACAAGCTCTTTTGGAGTTATGCGGTAACACGCATTTTCTTTTCTAAGTGCGATAATCAGAGAGTCTTTATTCCCCTGGTTCTTATAAACTTCTATCAGATCAATCTTTCTTAATCTGGATAAGCATTTCTTAACTTCCTTTTTGTCTATCCCAAATGTTCCGGATATTTGGCTGATTGATGTTTTCAAAGAATTTGTTTCATCATCACTTCTGAGTAAAATGTCAATCAGTATAAGGAAAGTATGTGCACTTTCGTTTTTTAGTAGATTCTCAATATCTCTATTGATTTCTATGTACCCATTTTTCATACAATTTCATCCAATCTTCCATTGTCATTGTGACCAGCCAATCCTTGTGATTCTTCCGATGCATTACCGTAGGCATTTCGCCCTCTCTCGCATTGTTTATGGACTGTTTCACAGCTTCATAGATGTTAAAGCTTCTCTACCCTCTTGCACTCAATATGGATGCCAGGAAGACCGACTACATCTGCATCTCCATTGGATCCACAGAACTGCTGCCCTCTCCGGCAATCATATCCGTATCTGTCTTTAAGCAGATTTGCTAACTCTCTTTCTCCCTCTTTCCCTTTTCGGTTTGGGTTCATCTGTGTCTACCTCCATGTTGCAATTCTTGGCTGTTCGCCTTGCTGTTTTTAGTGCCCAGCCGATACTCTTCAGCCGGCTTTCTTCTTGTCTGATGTACTTCATCAGCATCATTCTCTCTTCTAAGATGTTCATGTCTGGAACGAAGTACCCTCTTCCATCTTGCATGTTGAGAATTGGTATATCTCGTCTTGCATAATGGATCATGTCTCTTATCGTTCTATCGTCTATACCGGTCAGATTAGACAGCTCAGCTCTTGTAATTGCTCTGTCATGTCCGGTTCTGATGTAATCTAATATGTCAATATCGTAAGTCTGCATTGTTCTCCTTTCTCTCCCCGGACAAGCCGAGGAGATGAATCATCATGGCTTTTGAAAAGGATTGTGACATGCTGTTCAGTCAGCCATTAGGAGTTTATATATCAACCTTATCCGCTAGGTTAATACCGGTTATAGCCAAGACTTTCCGAATACCTCTCTGAACTCTTCTCTGCTGCCTATATGCTCTTCAAAATATCGTTGAGCCATCTGCTTGAGTTCCAAGTCCAAACCGTGATTCGGATTGTCATGTACGCTCCCCTTTTGAAATTCATGGAGATACGGTGCAAGGGGAATCACAAATCCGTATCTCTCAGATATCTTTCTTCTGCTGCCACAAAAGATATGGTGTATGTGTGGATAAGGATATCCAGTGAAGTAGCAGTGGTCCATATCATCGGTGAACACACTTTTCAATCGTTTAGCCAATATCCACGCCATACCTTTCTTTCAGTAATCTCTTTTCATCCGGTGTGGCAATCTCTGATGCTGAAAGTCCTGCTTCTTTGCAACTTGTAATAAGTCCATCAATGAGCCTTGCCATCTCTGATGTATCGTAGGTACTTGAACCTCTCAACAACTTGTACGTTCTGTACATGATACCGTCCAAGCCTTGCCTTACTTGTGATGTTGGCATCAGATGATATTCTGTTGCTTGCATCACTTTCTTTTCCGCATCTTCCGTATCCGGTACTGTCATGTATATCGGCTTTCCTTCAATGATCTCCGGCTCTCCGTAGTGAATCAGCATCAAGTTATGCATTTCTGCATTAGATGTGTTCATTACCTTTGCAAGCTTGGTGAGTAGTACCCAGTAGTAAGCATTAGCATCAAGACTTCTTTTCTTCCTGTATGGCTTTATTTCAAGGCTTAAAACCTCTTTGCCTTTCAATTCCTCGTAAGTCTCAAGAAAGTCCTCATTTGGCTCAAATAGAATGGTCAGACGATGCGTTACGAAGTCGATGATTGGTTCTTTGAGTTTTCCAGTGAAACGCATTTATTTCTCACCCATTCTTTTCATCAAGTAGTCAAATTGTTCAATGTTCAGTTCTTCCAGTGACTTGACCTTGAATGCCTTGCAGACATTTTCAACGGTCTGTCCGTGACTCTGAATGCACGCTTGTAATGTTGCTACATGAGAAGCATCAAGAGTATGTGGTGTCACTGGCTGTTCAGCTGGCTTTCCCATCGTGTACACAATTTTTCCAGTGTTCTTATTCTTGATGGACAATGCTTTGATCGTCTTGTCTTCAATCACAATCTGGTCAACAATGAATCTGTCATTGCACTTCGTTCCGTTGATATTGCAATTATCAGCATTAATCCAAATAAATGGTACTGTGTACAGTTCTCTTCCGATTCCCCAATTAAAGCACGCTCTCTTGAAAGAATCAGATGCCTGACCTTTCTCTTTCTCCGTGTAAGACTCTTTTCCTACATCCTGTTTGGATACCCAGATACCTTTTTCTGCATCGTAGATTGATACTGTACAGTACAGATTGCCGTCTAGCACTTCATGCGATCTTTGCCAGTTAAAAGGTCCGACTGTCTCATCTAGGATATTCTGATCGACTCTTGCATCTTTGTAGAGAAGAAGTGAAATTCCATTAGGCTTAACCGTTGCGATTCGACAATCAATCTCACTGGCTTTCAAATCTCTAAACGTAAGCATCCTTTAAACATCCTTCCTTTCGAAATAAACACCGAAGCTTGTCATTGCCTGTTCAATATCTTTAAGTTCCTCTTCTGTAGCAACAACGGTGTAAATTACCTTCTTAGACTCTTCACTGCTCAAGAATCTTGCCTGTTCCTCATCTACTTCTTTCAGCTTTTCAACAGTTTCTTTCTCCGCTTTTCTTTTGATTTCCTCTTCTTCGAGGATTCTTCTACGTTCTTCAAGACGGATGCGTTCTCTTTCAGCTTCCAATTCTCTTTCTCTTCTGGCAGCTTCTTCTGCTTCTTTTCTCTTAAGGATCTCTGCTTTCTGAATTTCGTAATCACTAAGGTACTTAATTGCTGATGCAAGGTTGTTATTCTCCATGTAGAAGTTAAGAGCAGTTTCTTCTTTTTCTGATCTCATGGCTTTGATAGCATTGATATCAGCATTTGTAGTTGCAACTCTGCTAGTAAGTTCTTCTCTAATGTCTTTCATTTTCGTGCCGGCATTCGTCCACTTCTTTCCGTAGATACGCTCCAATGGAATGTAATCCTGTAATTCACCCGGTACAATTTCTTCATAAGCAAGCAGAATTTCTTCTTTACGTTCATTGATTCGCTTCTCTTCGAACTCTTTTACCTTGTAATCAATCAGTGTGATTGGCTCATCAATCAATGTGATAAGTTCCTTTACCTTAGCTTCGAACTCATCATAAGGCTTCATATATTCTTTCTTTACTTCAATTCTTCTCTCGTTTACTGCTGCCTTTTTCTTTCTCGGCTCTGCAAGGTCTTTCTTCGCATCCTTTTTTGTATCTTCCGTAAACTCTTTGCTTTTATATTTCTCAAGCTCCCGTGACACCTGGTTCTTAAATTCATCAAAGTTAGCTGTGATTTCTCCAATGCTCTGCACCACATTAAATTTCAGTTCGTTCATCTTTCATTTCCTCCGCATTGTAATTGTCTGCAAGTCTCTTATGCATCTTATGTTGTGTGATTCCTAATTCATCAAAGGACAGTTCCTCATGCTCCCAAACTGAAGGCTCTTCGCGCTTAACCGGAAGTCCGATAATTGCTTTCACTGTGTCCAACTTGATATATCCGTTTTCTTCATTGCTGATGTAAGCTTTGAGCGTTTCCATTCGTGCATCTGTTTTGCACAGCTCTTCAAATTTTGAAACGCTTACTTCAAGTGTTTTTTCTAACAACATTGCTTTCTCCTTTCACAATGGCAGTTCTTGTACTAATTGCAGAACAAGTGTGCTAATTGCAAGAAGTTTTTCGTCAACATCTCTATCTCCACGCACGTACCGTTCTACGTTTGCGAAAATGTATGCTGATGCTTTCATAATCAAATCTTCGTCTTTGACACCATTCATGTCACAAAACTCTGATGCAAATATTGGAATGATTGCGTTCAGCTTATCCAAAGTTATGGTAAAATTATCTTTTTTCATTGCTTTCTCCTTTTTAAATTGCTATTATTAAGTTGGTTAATTACCTAAGCGCCTGAAGATTTGCCGTCTTTCCCGGGCGCTTATTTTAATATCCGAAGATAACCCATGTTGCGATACTTAAGAAGATTACCAATCCCATCGCAACTACGGTCTTAACAGCAGATATTTTTTCTTCTCTGTCATCATGCTCAATTCTTCTTGGCTGTCTCTTGATATCAATGATCTGGATTGTTCTTCTTTGGATGTCGATCATATCGATCTGATTCGTTTTTCTCACCTTCTTTCTGAAATGATGCACACGGAATACATCTGCTTCTTTCCATGCATCTGTTTCTCTTTTTGCAGTAACTACAATCTCTCATATCACTTCCCTACCAATCTTCGCCTTTTCCTCATCAGTGATTTTGAGTACCCTTAGGATTTCTCGTAATTCACTGATTCGGATGTTGTCCGGCTGACTTAATCTCTGGTACAGAGTACTTGGCGGGATACCGGTCAGTTTTGAAAGCTTCTGAGTATCGATAGCTGTCATAGTCTTTCCTGACTCGATGATTGCAAGAAGCGTTCTGTTCTGCCTTTCTCTTTCAGATGTCTTTAACTTCGGCATCCAATCACTTCCTTTTTAATTTCTTCTCTGTAATCAGCTCATCAACCGTACATCCAAGTATGTCAGCAACTTTCTTAATGCTTTTTACTGTAGGACTTACGCTTTTTCCCCATTTACAGATGCTTCCCTTTGACAACTCAGCTTGTTCCTCAAGTTTGTTTATTGAGATTCCACGCTTTTTAGCTCGTTCAAAAATGTTGTCGTAAATCACGTTTTCACCTCCGCTTTTTTAGTGCGTAGGTTCTGAAAAAATCACTAAAAATATTGACTAATCTCTGAAAATATCCTATAATTTGAATTACCACAAACA